TGCAGTATACTCACCTGTAGTCATATTTAAAGTAACAATATCTATAGGTCCAAGTCCTCCAAGTGGTGTAAATACAAGTATATTTGGGTCTTTAGCAAAGTCAAGCTGTGCCGCAAGTTCATTAATAAGTCCAGTAACTGCTTTTGTACGTCTAGCCATTCCATTTTACAATACCAACAATAGCTGCAACTAACCCTGCTAAAAATATTAATACGTTTACAGCTCCCTTTCCCTTGTTCATATCTTGTCTTAAATCTTTTACATCTTTACGCATTTCATCTATTGCTTTAAATAATGTTTTCATTCTCTCTGCACAGATAGCTTCATGCTTTGATAATCTAATACCTGTCATTTGATCAACTAATTGTTTTGCATTTATATTTTTTTTTCTAGGCATGTTAAGTTATTTCTCCAATTTCTTTACATTGAAATCTTATAGCTAATTTTTCACTCTCTATTCTTTCACCATATATTTCTTTTAAGGTATTGTGTGATGACTTATATCCTTGCAATATACAAGATTTATAAGAATTAAATTCTAATGGTACAACATGAGTTGTGTAGCACTCTGGATTATTAAAATCTAAAAAACTACAAACGTGCAATATTAAAACAAATTTCATAATAAAATTCTTATATATTTAAAATCCCCAACTTACAAATGAATATCTAGTGCCTTTTGTAACTTCAGTAACCTTATGAGGAAACATAAAAGAACTAGGAAATATAATAATATCACCAGTTTTAGTTTTAATTTTTTTGTCTCTTATGATGAAATTACCACCTTTGTAATTATCATTTAATATACCTATAAAAGAAAGAACTGGTATACCTTTGTGCTGACCATCAAACAAAGAGTGTATATGATCGTGATGTTCACGCATCATAGTTCCTTTAGAATATTTATTTAATCTAAATGGTGAAAATTTTGTGCATATATCTAATTGAGTTTTTTCGCTTTTACCTTTATGCTTTTCAAAATATTGTTGATAAGCTACTTTTAAAAACTCTGCTGTTTTTGCTTGAAGTTCAACATTATAATTACTTACATCTAACTCTTTGTTTTTTTCTGAGTCATACATTTTTGACGTTGTGTTATACCATGCGTGTTTATACCATTTATTGTTTTGTAATACTTTAATCGTTTCTTCACAAAGTTTTTTTGGTATAACATTTGTTACATAAACATAGTCATCAACATTTTTCATTATTAACCTTTCTATTTTGATATTTCTTTTATATTCAAATGTGTTAATTCATTTTCTGATCCAAGTGCATCAGAAATAAAAGTGTTAAATGATAAAGAAATTCTATTTTTATTAGTTGTATTTATTGGTACGCTATGTCTTAATGAAGATGGAAATAATATAAGCTCACCACTATTTACAGGTAATAAAAAATTTTCAGAATTAAACTCATTAAATTTATTAAATTCTCTTTTAAAAGTTTCATTTAACGTTTTATTAAAAACAATAGGTGGCATATTTGGATTAACTTGAAAATAAAATACCCCTGAAACAATAGAGTTTGGATGTAAATGTTCATGATGTATTGATCCTTTAGGATTAAAATTTACCCATGATTGAGTTATAAATACCTTTTGATTTGTGTTAAATATTTCTTCATCATAAACCTTTAAACTATCTTCAAAAAATGTTTTGAGATTTTTAAATATTTTGTTTTTTAAAATGTAAGAATCTATTGATTTAAAATTTTTATTAGTTCCATTTTCAACTAACTTAATTTTTTTTTCTATGTAATTTAATTCTTTTGTAAAATTAAATTCATATTTTGTAATTAGAATAGGAATAGCAAAAAGTTTTACTAATTCTTTTTTCATTAATTGGATTTATTGCAATCCACCATGTATATTTGAACCTGTACCTACAACACTTCTAGCTACAGAAAGATCACCAAATGTTGAAGCATTACCATTAGATGTTATTGTTACAAAAGTTGTATTACCATTGTTAGGACTTCCAGTAGATTGAGAAAATACTCCTCTTATTGTATTTGATACGCCTCTTGATGCTGTGTTTGTGGTAAGATCACCAAAGTCACTAGCATTACCTGTACTTGCTATGGTTACAAAATCAATAGAGTTAGTTAAACTACCATAAGGTGATGAACCAGGATTTGATGTTCCACCAGCAAATAATGCTCTTGTAGCTGATGATAGTCCACCTGGATCAGTTTTTATAGCAGATAAATCTCCAAAGTCTGTAGCATTTCCAGCAGATGCAATAGTTATAAAATCAATTACATTTGTTGATTCTCCACCTGGTGCTGTGTTTTGATTTCCACCACCTCTCAATCCTCTTGTTGAACTACAAGCACCAGCATTGTTAGCCGCTTGAAGAGTTGCATCTCCAAAATCTGTTGCGTTACCTGCTGATGCTATAGTTACAAAATCAAATGTATTGTTATTAAATCCTGGAGCAGGTGCGCCTCTTCTTGGACCAAATACTCCTCTTGTTGAACTTGATATACCAGCACCTAATGCTCTACCATTAACTGTTAAATCTCCGAAGTCAGTTGCATTTCCAGCAGAAGCTATGGTTACAAAAGAAATTTCATTTGTTCCAATAGATGTTCCATCTCCACCGCCACCAAACAATCCTCTTGTAGTTGATCCAACAGCACCATTATTATTACCATAAACTGCTGTTATTAAATCACCAAAGTCAGTAGCATTTCCAGTAGAAGCTATAGAAATAAAATCTATAACGTTTGTGTTTGCAGGGGAAGCATAGCCACCACCAAATAAACCTCTATCACCACTTAAATCTTGTACCCAATTATCACCTCTTATTGCAACCCAAATATCTTTTAATTTCCAAATACCTGATGCTGATTCACTATTAGGATATTGTGCCATAATTTTTACCTACGAATTTAAACTTTCTAGTTCTGACCATAACCAATTTGACTCTGCTTCTTGGTCAAAAGGTTCTCCTTGTTCAATCGGATCTAATGGTGGTTCTGCTCTATAATGCCAATCACTTGTAAAGCTATCTAAATAATTTTTTAATTCTGTTTTGGTTGATATTAATTCTGCTTGATTATTAGGAAGCGGTTGCTTACCATCTGTTATCCCAACCATCCAATTATCGCAAGGACCAAAAGATCCAACAATATTATTAAGCCACAAACCATGAGGCACACCTTTACCAATAAAAGATGGTACTGTGCCATCCACGTTTAATTTATATTTTATTATTTGATAAGCCATAGTTATTACTTTGTTCATTTATACTGTTTTACAGTTTAGAATCAACATTATTTTTCTTGCTCTTTCCATCTGTTAATAAGGATTTTTCATCTAGTAACTTAAAACCTCTTTTCTGTGCAAAAGTTTTTGAATCATTTTGAAATATAGATACACATTTATCAAGCCAATCTAACGTCATTTGATGGGTGGGATTTTCACCATTTTTTATCATTTCATTTTCTTTTTGCAAATATTCAAAAACTAACTTTTGTGCAACTGCTGAGTTAATACCCATATCAAAAAGATATATTAAATTACCCTCGTCTATTTGACCACCCTTTGGTCTAGCAGAGTTGAGAGCTTGTTTCATAACTGTCATTATATGATATTTAACTTCTTCTTCTTCAAAATCTTTTTCTGTTATTTTGTCTTTACCAATTTTTTTTAAAAGATTTTTATATTGGCTTGTAAAAAATGACATTTTTCTAATAGCACCTTGTATGGAGTTTAAAGTGTTTGCACCATCCACTTTTAATTTTAATACTTTTAATTCAAGCAATTCTTTTTCTAATGGATCTAAATCATTCTCTTCTATTTTTTTTTCTCTCATTCTAATTCTTATTTCATTTTCTTTTAAAGTTATATGTGCCTGTTCTAATGCTTGTCTTGTTTTATCTATTTCAGCTAATGTGTGTTTTATTGATCTCATAGGTGTAAGATGTGTTACATCAAGCATAACACCCATAAATTGAGAATGTGATTTATAAAAGTTTGATGAAGAATTTTTTATTGATGGCATATTTGTTTGAATATGATCTAACATACTTTTGTATTTTTTTGGCAAAGTTGTTATCTGAGATATTTCTTTTATTGTTAAAGATTTATTTTTCATCTTTTATCCATACGTTTAATTTAGAAGAACCATATTTTTCTATAACATATTTAGAAAGTAATTTTTTTATATTTCTTTTTGTTTTAAATATTTTATTAGTTTTTATATTATGTAAATTATCACCAAGAATATAATCTTTATACTGCATACCATTTACAGAATATTGTAATAAATTTTTAAACTTATGATTATATTTTTTTATATCTAAAAACTCATAGATTCTATCTATTGTTTTTAAAGTTTTGTTTATCAAATCATTGTAATGTATTAATAAGTAATTATTTTTATTTTCATGATCTACAATATGTTTAATACCAATTAATTGACTTACAATTTGATTATTATTTGACATTAGATAATCACACTTTTCGTCTACAGTTTTACCATTATTATTAATGTAAGAATTTTTGTTTTTATTTGACCAATCTATAAAAGATGCTAACACCTCCAAAACATCTCTTACTAATATAATTATTTTTGGTTTTGGATTAACATAGTTTTTTACAAATTTTAAATTATTTGGCACACCCCACATACCTCTATCAATAATTATATCTTGCTGCCAATCTTTATAATATACTTTATGAGTTTCTTTCAATAAATTGTTAAAAGATTTTTCATCAGGAAAATTAAGATAAGTCATATTATTTGTTTTAAGAAAATAAAGATGTTTATAAATTTCTGTAAGAATAGAATTAGGTGTAACTGCAATATTTTTATTTTGATTTAATATTGTAGCAAGTAAAGTATTTCCTGATCTTGGCAATCCGCAAAGATAGTAAAATCTTTTCATTAAAAATTAAAAATATATTTTAAGCATCATCTATAGATTCATAGGAAACTATTAAATCTAAATCTGAAGCGTTACTTGCTCCACCTTTTAAAACATCTGATTCTTGTAAATATAATGGATTTTCCAAAACAATAACTGTAGCTTGAGCAGGAACAACAACTGCTTTTGCTAGAAAAAATGTTCCTGATGTATCAAAATTTGAAATACCATCAGGTGTATAATTTGCTTTTGTAACAGAAAGAGTTAATTCTGAATTATTAGTTCCATCTACATTTGCACATGAAATTCGATTAACTTTAATTATTTTATCTGATGCTACTGTCATTAACGTTGTAGTAGTTGTAGCAGTTAAATTAAAACCAACTGATTCTCCTTTAATGGATGATACAGATACTATATTTGGATTTGCCATATATTAACCTTTTATCTAAAAAGCATTGCTAATGCAATAACTTTTCCTGTACTTGCTCCTGCACTTGAAAAACTTAAAGCTCCAGAGCCATTTGTTACGATTGCTTGTCCACTTGATCCATCAGAATCTGGATAGCTAATACCATCAATAACTACTTTTCCTGATCCATTTGGTGTTATGGCAATGTTACCATTTGATGCTGATACTATTGAGTTTCCATTTACATCTAAATTACCACCTAATTGTGGAGTTGTATCACCCTCTACACTATTAAGCTCTCCATCATTTCCAGAATAACTAAAATGAACACCAACTCCATCTAAATTTGAAAATGAGCCGCTTGATACAATGTGTGTTACTGCAACTTTACTATATCCTGAAGCATCAGTAACAGATCCAGATACTTTAAATGTTGCATAAGTTGACGCTGTGCCTTCTTTTGTTATGGTTACAATTCCTTTTGCAGTTGTGTTACTTACATCATCCCAAGATTGAACAAAGCTAGATATATCAGCACCAGCATCATCTGCATCATCTACAAATAAAACAGATACTGAACTTAATGTTCCATTATTAAAAGCAATTTTTCCTGCACCTGGGTCAGCGTCAGAAGTTGAATTGCTAAATGTCATTGAAAGTTGTGAGTTTGTTCCAGCAGCTCCAGTTGCACCTGTAGAACCAGTTGATCCTGTAGCACCAGTTGAACCTGTGTCTCCTTTGCTACCACTTGCTGTAAAGTGAACTGATAATTCATCAGCAGCACTAAATGTATTATTTGATGCTAGGTGAGCAACAGCTAATTTTACATACCCACTAGCATCTGTTGATGCACCAGTAATTTTAAATCTTGCATAAGTTGATCTATCGTTAATATCATAGATCATTAAAAAACCTCTTATAGTAGATGTTGAATCATCCCAAGTTAAAATATCAGAAGATACTGTAACTCCATTTGCATCTGCATCATCAATATATATTTCTGTAACAGATGCGTATGTACCATTATTAAATGCTATTTCTCCAGCACCAGGATCTGCATCAGATGTGCCTGTATCAAACTTATAAAAATATCCTGGTATTGCACCATCTTCACCAGATGCTACAAAAGATATAAATACTTTATCGTTGTTTGCAAAAGTACCAGCAGTATCAATGTAAGATAATCCTATTTTTGAATAACCACTAGCGTCTGTAATTGCACCAGTTACTTTGAACACCATCCAAGTATCTAATGTATTTGCTTTTGAAATTCTTATTCTACCTCTATTTGTGTCATTTCCTGCAACATCATCCCATGATTGAACCCATGCCGAAACATCTGTGCCATTAAACTCTAAATCATCAATGTACATTTCAGTTGCGCTAGATATTGTTGCGTTGTTTAATCTAAAAAATCCTGCTCCAGGATCAGCATCTGATGTTGTTGTTGAATATTGAAACATTGCACTATCTCCACCAGCAGGTAGAAAATCTGCAACTGTTGTTAA